GTCTTCTCTCACTCCCGATCTTTAAAACTCTCGCCCCTGGGGGGTTCTCTTCTGGCCTGGTTAGCCTGCCCGCTGGCCGCCTGCTACGACCAGGGGCCTGATCTTCGCTATGATCGGCACGGTAAGCGCTACGTGAATGGCTCCGGCGTAGGCGTAGGCTGCGTCGACGTGGCCGGCGCCGCGGCGGACGAACCGCCATCCGTCGCCGGTGTAGTACTTCTGGGCTCCGGATATGTGACCGTCCAGCAGTGGATCCGCTGAGTGGAGGATCCGTCGTGCTGCCACCAGATCGGCGAGTCCCTGGCATGCCTCACTGACCTGTTGCCCCTTCAGCTCGAGGCTGCCGGTTCTGGGCCGCAATAGGGGCGCCAGTGACGCTGCTGGGCCGCTTGGGTACCAGGCGGTTACCCGGGGCTGGATCTGGTCGAGCAGGTCGCCGATTTGGGCGCGTGCTTCCCTGGTGGACTTCCAGGCGGCGGCTATCTCGCCCCTAACCCGGCCGTCGTCGAGTTGGGCGCCGACGGCTAGGGTCGCATGTTCGCCGTCGGGTGCGACGTCGACGCAGGCGACGACCCGGTCGCGGAGTCCGTTGAGGTTGCCGGCTGGGTCGGCGCAGTCTCGCCACGCGGCGAGTTCGATCGCCTCGTCTAGACTCTCGACCCGTTGGCACAGGACCTCGGTGCGGAACACTGCCGGCGGATCGGTGCCGAGTGCGGAGCGGATGGCTTGTTCGCTGATGGTGTAACCGAGTCCGGGGTTGGCTTGGGCGATGGCCTGCCAGTCGTCAAGATCGCATCCTTCGGGGCCGGACCATTCGAAAAGTCCGATTGACGGATCGCGGCCGGACAGGGCAGCTTCGCGCAGATGGTTGAGCACGATGCTCTGGTCATCTCCGGCGTTTGATAGGCACCAGGTTTGTCCGGCAGGTCGGGCCATGGTGGTTTTGGACAGGGCCGACCAGGCGTCCCAGGAGCGTTGCTCTCGTAGTTCGTCGAAGATGAGCAGGTCAACGGACAGGCCGCGGGCTGAGCCGCGTGTCGCTGGTGCGATCTTGTACCGGCCGCCGGTGGACAGCTGGAATTGTTCGTCGCCGTTGAAGTTGCGGACGTGCTCAAGTTCCTGGCGAAGTTCGGGGGTGGTGCGGATCTGGTCGAGGCATGCTTTCCACACTTCGCGGGCTAATCCGGCGGTCTGGCCGACTCCGAGGACGAGCCGGGCGGTGGCGACGTATAGCCGCCACAGGGTCAGGGTGCGCAGCAGTGAGGTTTTTCCGTTTTGCCGGCCTGCGAGGGCGAGCACGGTTCGGTACCGGTAGGTGCCGTCGGGGTTGATTTCTAGGCCGCGGATGGCGAGCTGCCGCTGCCAGGGCAGGAGTGGTTCGCCGAGGATCTGGTCGGCGAAGTCGGCTACGGCCCAGCCTGCGCTGGTGCGGCGGGTGAGCCGTCGCTGTGGTTCGGTTCCGAGTCGTGGGTGTTCGCTACCCAGCAGTGTGGGCGGCGCGGAGCTTGGTGAGGTTGCTCGGGCCACCGGCGCTGTCCCCCTTCACGATGGTTGCCCGGGCGCGTGGGGTGGCGCCGAGTTCCATCAGGCAGGCCAGTAGCCGCGGCCCGAGGTCTTTGAGCTGGTCGGGGTCTGTGTCGATTGCGGCGGCGTAGCGCTCGGCCAGCGTGGCGGTGGCGGAGTCCTCGGGCCGCAGCTGCAGTTGGGTGATGGTGTGTTGGACCTGCGGTAGTAGCAGGTCGTCTGTGCTGCGCAGGACCTTCACCGGCCACCTCCTCCACGCATCATATGCCGTAGTGCATACGTAGCTACCTGTGCATGTTACGCTGTGTGCGTGGACCTGGGGAGGCTCCTCCGGTTCGGGCGTGCCCGGACCCAGACGATGGAGGCCGCGAAGCCGACGGCCAGCTTCTCCGTGGAGGTCCCCCCGGAGATGTTGGAGGCGATGACCGCCGGTGGTGCGATCGCTCCACGGATCTCCCGCGGCGCGGCGTTGCAGGTTCCGGCGGTTATGCGCGCCCGCAACTTGATTGCCGGGACGCTGTCGACGCTGCCGCATGTGGTGATTGACCCGCAGCGGCGTGAGGTGGACCCACCGTCGACCTACTTGCTGGGCGGCAACATCGACCCAGACATTCCCAACTCGGTGCTGCTGGCGCAGACGTATGAGGATCTGCTGTTTGAGGGCATCGCCTGGTGGCGGGTGACCGCCCGCGGCTGGCACGGGTTCCCGGTCGAGGCCCGGCATGTGCCAGTGGAGTCGGTTCACGTTGCCGGCATCGGAACCCTGCCATCACAGTCACAGATCTCCCCAGACCAGCTGTTCCCGGTCGACGGTCAGGTGTTCATCGACGGGGTGCCGGTCCGTGATGACGAGGTGATCAGGTTTGACTCGCCGAACCCTCCGTTGCTGCGGCATGCGGCCCGGGCGATCCGCACCGCGTTGAAGCTGGACCGGGCCGCGGCTCTGTACGCGGACGACCCGGTGCCGCTCGGGTATTTCGAGCCGCGGGAGGGTGCCGAGCCGCTGTCGGCCGCACCCGGGTCGGCTAGTGACGGGTCGGACCGTTCCGAGGTGGATGAGCTGCTTGACGCGTGGGAGGCGAGCAGGTCTCGCCGGGCGTGGGGGTATGCGCAGGGGGTGACGCCGAAGGCGCTGCAGTGGGATCCGGCGCAGCTGCAGTTGGCCGAGCAGCGGCAGCATGCGGTGTTGGAGATTGCTCGGGCCACTGGTATCGACCCGGAGGACCTGGGCGTCAGTACGACCAGCCGCACCTACGCGAACCAGGAGCAGCGGTGGCAGGCGCTGATCAACTTGACGTTCGCGTCTTGGGTGGCGGCGGTGCGGGACCGGCTGTCGATGCGGGACATCTTGCCGCGCGGCTACCGGGCGAAGGTCCGTTTCGACGACTTCCAGCGTGCGGACACCCCGACCCGGATGAAGACCTACAAGGAAGCGCTCGAGGTGGGTGCGTACGCGCCGGATGAGATCCGGGAGCGGGAGGACCTGCCGGAGTTGACACCTGCGCAGAAGGCCGCTGCCCGGCCGGCGCCGCAGCCAACTGAGCCGGCGGCCGAGTCGACCAGCAACGGCGCCCAGCAGAGCAAGGAGAGCGATGTGCGGACCATCCCAGCACAGACGGTCAACTTCGATGCGGATGCTTCGATGCGGATCCAGTTCGACGCGGCGGACACCGAAGACTTCCAGGTTGATGCCCAGCGCCGGACCATCACCGGCCTGATGCTGCCCTGGGGGAAGGTCGCGGACAACGGGTTCGCGAAGTGGCGGTTCAAGCCGAACAGCATCGACTGGAAGGCCGTGAACCGTGTCAAGCTCAACCGTCACCACGTTTCCACTGACCTGATCGCGGTCGCGACCCGGCTACAGTCCGGCTCGCGAGGTTTGGTCGGCACGTTCAAGGTCGGTCGTAGCGACGACGGTGACAGGGCTTTGCAGGACGCTGAAGACGGCATCCTCGACGGTTTCTCAGTAGAGATCGTGTTCGAGCATCCCGACGATTGGCAGATCGATCCGACCGATGAGTCGGTACGCCTGGTGAACCGGGCGACCCTCCGCGGCGCTGCCCTGACCGGCACCCCCGCTTTCGATGACGCGCGGCTGACCTCTGTTCATGCCAGCCGCCAGAGCAGCCCAGGAGGCAGCAATGGCCCCGACGAAGGCCAAGGAGAACGAAAGCAAGGAAGAGGTCCAAGAGTTCGAGTTCGATCTCGACGTGTTCACTGACAATCTTGGTAAGCAGCTGGTCGAGGCGCACACGAAGCTGACGCAGGACCTGGCTAAGACATTCGGTGAGAGCGTCAGCGGGGGAATCAAGGCAGCGCTGGAGAACATCTACGACCCGCAGCGTGACGGCCCTCAGCCGGTTCGTGCGGCCCGGTACACCGTCGGCCGTGAGGCGCCGGTGTATTCGCTGAACGGCGGCGGGCCGTGCCTGGTGCGGGACGCGTGGAACGCCAGGTTCCACGGTGACACGGACGCGTACGAGCGGCTGAAGAAGTTCCACTTCCAGACGGAAGAGATGGCCAAGGTGGCGCAGTCTCGGCTGCAGTTCGCGTCGAGCTCGGCGCTGCAGTTCACCCCGTCGGACACTACAACCGCGGCCGAGATCATCCCGCCGGGTTACCGGCCGGATCTGTTCGTGCCGCAACTCGTGCAGCAGCGGCCGTTCGTCAACGCCCTGTCGAGGGGCACGATAGCCAACGCGACACCGTTCGTGGTGCCGATCTTCGCGTCGGCTTCGGGGGCTACGGCTGATCACGTGGAGGGTACTGGCCCGAGCGATGGCACGCTGTCGTTCGACACGACCACGGTCACTCCCGGCGCTGTCAGCGGTCTGCTGAAGCTGACCCGGGAGATTGTCGACAGCTCAAACCCGGCGATCGACCAGATCGCGCTTGCGGCGATGCGCGAGTCGTACGCACAGCAGACTGAGGCGAAGGTGTACACCCTGCTGAACACCGCGCAGTCCGGCACGATCACTAGCGGGTTCGCTACCTCCGGTGCGCAGGTGTCTGATGTGACCACTGCGGACGGTGCGGCACTGCTGACCGCCGTCCGGTCGCAGCTGGCGCTGTATCCGTTCCGCCGGTTCGCCGCGCCGAACCAGGCGCTGATGTCACAGCGGGCGACCACGTTCTTCGCCACCGCGGTGGATGACGTGGGCCGGCCGCTGCTTCCCAGCGTGGGAGCGCAGAACACATCCGGGCTGGGGAACGCTGTGACCCAGGGCTGGTTCGTTGATGGTCTGGCTCACGTTCCGGCGTGGGCGATTACCGAGGTGGGTGCCGGTGAGGGCGATGTGTTCACCCTCAATTCGATGGACGCGTGGGCGTGGGAGTCGCCGACTTTGACGTTCCGCTATGAGGAGCGTTCCGGCCCGACGTTCATCGACCTGGCGCTGTTCGGCTACTTCGCCACGCATCTGCTTCGCCCGGTTGGGCTGAGCGTGGTCCGTACGACCGCTGGGGTGTGACGGTGATCCGCGCTGGTGGGCATGTGCTCCGCGGCGGCAGGTGGGTTGCTGAGGCCACCCTGCCCGCCGCGGGGCCGGCCCCTGCCGTCGAGCCGGAGCCGGTGCTCGAGCAGGCCGCCGCCCTTGAGGTGGAGGATGTGGCCGAGCCGAACCGGGGCACGTGTCCTGACTGCGGTAAGGACGTGGCCGTAAATAAGGACGGGTCGCTACGTCGTCACAACTGCGAGGTGTGACGTGTCCTGGCCGCCGCAGCTTCCTGCGCTGAAGGAGCACTTGCGTAGTCGGGGTGAACCCGGTGATGTGCTGAACGAGGACGACGTTCAGCTGCAGGTGGTTTTGGATGCTGTGGTGGCTTTTGTG